GCTTAGTATGGGTAGAAAAGTTGAACCAAAACAAGATTACGCACCGAGAGTTTATAGCTGGCAGTTAGAGCAGATTCCAACTGATGATGAAATTCACGATAAATTAATTCATGCTTTCCAACAATATTATAAAGCTAATTTGCATTGGATCCAAGCCGGTACTAAACGTTCTGGCCAAGATGCAAGATATTGGTTAAATGAAATTAACATCCTTTCTAAACAACAACGTAAAGTTATTTTAGAATGGCTTAATAAAATTAAAGATAAAACCAATAAAGATAGAAGTTTTAAATCAACTTCTAGAAAACAACGTAAACTTTTACAGATTCAAGGTAGGGTGAACCCATCGGAAGATAACTAACTGATGAGTAGCAAATCTAAAAACAAAGGCAATAGTTGGGAAAGAGATGTAGCAAATCATCTTTCTATCTTATATAAATCAAAATTCCTACGTGTTCCTGCATCTGGTGCATTCATCGGTGGTAAAAATAGCGTTAGAAAAGAATTTCTTCACGAAGGTCAAATCCGAATGATGAAAGGCGATATTATTCCACCAGATAAATGGAAATATTTTAACTGTGAATGTAAATCATATGCAGATTTTCCATTTCATCAACTGATGCAAGGTGAATGTAAACAATTGGAAACTTGGCTATCTCAATTACTTGAAGTAGCCGATGAAGGCGACATGAATATCTTAATGTTTAAGATAACAAGAAAAGGCAAATTTGTAGCAGTACCACAGGCACCACATTGGCATACTTTACCATATAACTCATACCATTCTATTAAACATGGTATTTGGCAAATATTTGATTATGATGCATTTTTTGAACATAATCAAAAACTAGTCAAAACACTATGTACCAAAGGCACACTCTAAGGCATCTCTAGGCTCCACACTTCTGAAATACTCGCACAGGTAGATTGATATGTGCCGTTGGCAATGGAATGTTCTTCGCATTGAGCGCAACAACTGAGCAGAAGCAGTGACTTTTTCGACTACCTACACCTCGTGTTGTAGATGATGATTGGATACGCCTTCCGTAAAACCAATTTCGAAAATTTGAACAAATGAAAAAAGGCTAAATGACTGGGTAATTCCCAGACGTAATAGGAATTTGACTAGAGTATTTTCCTATTGCCACCGTTGGACATCAGAAACAAAAACGCACTTCGAGGTAACGGCCAACCGCCTCTGTAATAGTGTAACTCTAGGTAATGAAGTAACTCAAATGAGAATTTATTATTTTTTGCTCCCTTCGGGGGGCAAAATGTGTAAATCATAATCTAAATGAGTATAGCACATATACATTACTTTTGATAATAAGAGAACAGTGAAGAGCGATAGCGATGAACAGGGGAACATGTTCCCCTCCTATGAATAAATATATTATTGACGGATTAATAAAATGAAAGTATATGAAATTGTTAGTACAAATAAAGAATTAAATGAAGGACTCAAATCAAAAATATTTGGTGGTGCACTCGATGCAATTATGAATGTTCTTGGTAAGGGATCTGCTAAACAACACCTTGATGATTTATCTCGGTTTGTTCGGTCAAATGGGAAGCTTGATATTGATTCAATAAGAAATACTAGAAAGTATGGAAATTTTGTTGCTGATAAACTTGAAAGTGACCCTAAATTAGTTAAGCAAATAGAAAAGATAGCAAGTAATAAAATAAGCAATGCTACTTTTACAAAAAATGTAGCAGAACTTAAAGCAATTACATCTAAAATAAAAACTGCAGCTGGATCTTTACTTTGGGCAATTGATTCTGCAGCACTATTATATATTGGATTTAAAGGATTATATGAACCAATTGCAACATATTATAGCAATATTGAAATTGCTGAACAGCGATACTTAGATACTGGTAAATGGACACCTGAAGAATTTAATACATATCATAGACGTGAAGCTGGTGCATTGGTTGGTAAATTAACAGCCAATATAGTTGCTTTTACTGCATCCAGAATACCAGGCGCTAGTGTAAAAACTGTTTTAGTAAGATTATCGAAGATATTAGGTAAAGCTGGTAATATTGGTCCATTAGAAACTATTATTTCTGGTATGAATACAGCTGCTGCTGCTGCTGCAATACAATGGATTAATAACGAACATAATGCATCAATTATTGCTAATTTGTTAGCGAAACCATTGATATCTGACATATCAGCGAATGATATAGCTGGTGGTGCTATTACTACAGTAATTGATGCTTTTAAGGGTATTAGCAATCAATCAACCAGTAGTAATATCAGTGGAATTCCATCTAGTAATGCTGCAATTGGAAATAACAGTAGTACAGAACCAAATAATACTGCATCCACACCAGTTAGTACACAAACACCAGCTGCAACTGGATCGGGATCACCCGCAGCGTATAATCCTGATGATTGGGAATATTATACGCCATCCTTGGTTAAAAATAAGAAAACTGGTGAGATTAATTTCAAGCAATCAAATTAATGGTAGTTGAGTTTTTTTAGTATTTTCAATATTTTCTTTAATAATATTGTACATAATATCTCGATCTTCTGAGGTGTATCTATCCATTAAATCATTTACGGATACACCTCCTCTCATATACCAACTTACCTTGAAATAATCTTCTTTAAGATGTTTAATTTCTTCATCTAGCCTAACTAGATATTCATTTATTTCTTCAGATGATAATCCAATTAGGCGTTGTCGAAAAAATTTGAATAATCTAAATCTATATTAAGAAGTGCGTCTTTACCACACTCGCATTGTACTGACATTGGTGGAATACTCCATTTTTGTTTTGTATTTTCAATTTGTTTTTTTATAGCATCTGTGATTTCTTTATCACAATTCTCGATCCATTCTAAAATATAACCACGTTCAGATACTGTCATATCAGGAGTTTGAACTGAATCAATACTGGCAACATATGAGTCTTTTTGGATCTCAGCCAATTCAATCCATAATGCATTAATTGATTCTTGTTGTTCTTCTTTTGATTCTAGGTTTTCTACTTGTGATAATTTCTGTCTTAATTCAAAATTCTTGATATTAAAATCAGTAAATTGTTTATAACTAAATGGTTTGGTTTTTATAATTAAATCTCTAATTACTATTTTATTATCATACTTACATGACATAAAATGATCTATTACGGTTGATAAATCTACGGTATATTCATTTATCTCACCACATGCTTTGCATACATGACCAATAGTCATATCATTACCAAATGTTGCAATTTTAATCGCAGCAAAAATTAATTCACTATCCAAGGTTGAAATATCCCACCCATCTTTAATAGATGGACAACAGCTTTGAATAATTTTCACAGAACTTTCACCTGATAATAATGCATCAGGGGTTTTTGCAATAATTTCGTCCATGCCAGTCATACCATATACTGGCAATCTATCTGCTGGGCCATCAATTGTCCCAACTCTATTGTAAATTCCTTTACTAGGTAAATCGATGAAAATCTTTGGTTGTCTAAAATAATTCTGTAATGGATTTGCTGCCATTAATATCTCCTGATAAATATAAGAGTATTTATATACTCATATTTTTGGAATTTTTTATTATGGCTGATCAAGAAATAGTCAATAGTTTTAAGGAAGCATTGAACTCTGTATTTGGTGGAAATTCTTCTACCATGGGTGGGAATAAAAATCCCGCTTCTTCAACGTTAGATGTTAGCAAAATAACTCAATCATTAATGAACTTGAGTCAATCAATTGTGCCTGTTATTACTGGATTTAATAATCTTAGTAATTCAACTACTGCATTTTCTGACACGATGAAAGCTGCTGCGAGTAAATTACCGATTGGTGGTGGTGCAGTAAAGACAATAATAGAAGGTCGTGAACTGTCAAATGAAGCGGGTAAACAAGGATTGGCAAATAATAGCTTTACCGCCCTTAATCACCAAGCTGCCCAAGCTGGTATGACAATTGAGCAATACGCAAAAACCATGCGTGATGCAGAAGGCCGATTGCAGGGATTTGGTAGAAATGCCAGTGTAGCTGGTGAAAATTTTTCCGATACTGTCAATCGAGCATTAGAAGGTCCTCTTGGACAACAAATGATTGTTGCTGGAATCAATACAAATGAAATAGCTAAAAGTACTGCTGTAATGGGTATGGCAACAAAAGCTAATATGAGTGATGCCAAGGAACGTCAAAAATTGGCTGATGCTACTGCGGCGTTTACAATACAAATTGATGAAACTGCGAGACTTACCGGTAAAAGTAGAGAATCTATTATAAATGAAATTGATACTAGATTAAAATCTGTTGACAGTCAATTGGACCTACAGTTGATGACAGAAGAACAACGTGCCCAATATGCAAAAACACAAGAACAGTTAGCTATTGTTGGTCCTACAATTCAAAATGCAGCCGCAAATATTGCCAGTGGTACTAGATTAACTGAAGATACAAAAAAGACATTAATAGCATTAGGACCAGCCGGTGATGAATTCCAACGTGCAATTGCCGCACAACAAAATGCAACAACTGCTGCCGAAAAGCAAGCCGCTGATTCGGCGTTGGAAAAAGCAAAAGCTGATATTTTAGCTTATACTAGCTCATATGAATATGCTTACGCGGCAAAAAACGGTACTACTGAATTGCAAGCCCATATGAAGACTATGAAAGGTGATGTCATTGCAGTTGAAAATCAGCGTAGAGCAGCAAAACAAGAAGCAGAATTTACAGGTAAAGACCCAACAAAAGCAATAGAAGCGGCAAAAGCAGAGGTAATTCAAAATCAACAATTGAAAGATGCCCAAGGTAGACAACTTGAGGGGGCAGTTGTCATGGGAGAACTTAATAAATCTGCTGAAGGCATGAGAAAAACCTCAGTCGGTGCAGCTGGTGCGTTAGATACCTTGAATAAAGAATTAGGAAAAACTCCAGAAAGATTAAAACCTGTGTCAGATATTTTAAAATCACTTGGTGATTTTAATAAAACTAGTGATCAAAATAGAAAAAATTTCGAAGATCTTAAAAATATTATAAAACCAACGACAGAAACAAAACCAACTCCTACTGCAGTACCTACTGAATCCAATGGTGTTGGTATAAAACCAAGTGATATAGTTCCAGGAACCCCATTGGAAAAAAGACATACTGGATCATTTGGTAAGAAAGGTACTGATATAGAAGATTTTGGTGAAAACACCCCAATGCTTCTTGGCGGTAAAGAAACTGTTATGACCGAAGGAAGATATAACGAAATGGTGATGAAACCAAATGAAGTTTTATCACAACTGCCAAAAATGTTTTCTTCAATGACCGAGAGTGTGGGAAATATAGATTTTTCTAAACAGCTTGAATCATTAAAAGGACAATTAAGCACGGAACCTAGTAAAGAAAATGATTTACCAAGTCAATTCGAATCATTAAAAGGTGAACTAGTATCACAGCTTTCACCTAAAGACAATACTTCCATTGCTGATCAATTCGAATCATTAAAAGGTGAACTAGTATCACAAACTTCAAAATTTACAGAATTCAATCCACCGGATATGTTCAATATTGCTCCGCAGATTACAGCATTAATTGAAAAAATAAAACCTGTTGAACAAAAACCAGAACCAGTAATTGAAAAACCACCGGTTAAAGAACAAACCGATACCGAAAGTAAACCAGTAACCATAAAAGACCTTCATGATGTGATGTCTGATGTAAATAAGAATATAATGCGTATGGTTAACCATACACAATCAATCAGTGATTCGAGTGATAAAGCTGCAAGATATGCAAGTGAATCAACTGGTTCTAGAATATAAGGAAATATAAATGAATAAAAATAATAAGAAGGGGTTCAGTCATGACATGGCGTAAATATTTTACCCCAGTAACATCGGGAACTGAGTTAAGTCCAGTGTCTGGAAATACATCGAAAGCTGGCCCAGCTAGAACTAATTACTCCAGTTATTTACCTGATGTTTATTCTGGTAGCCCAAACAGAATTGAACGATATCAACAATATGAAGTAATGGATAGTGATCCAGAAGTAAATGCTGCTCTTGATATATTAGCTGAATTTTGTACTCAAAAATTAAAAGATGGAAAAAGTCCATTCACAGTTAAATGGCGTAGTAAAGCTACAAATTCTGAAGTAAAAATATTGGGTGAATATCTACAACAATGGAATAAATTACAACAATTTGATACTAAAATTTTTAGAATTGTTCGTAATGTTTACAAATATGGTGATGCCTTTTTTATTAGAGATCCTGAAACACAAAAATGGTCATGGGTAGATCCAAGTAAATTAGTAAAAGTTATCGTAAATGAAAGTGATGGTAAAAAACCAGAACAATATATTGTTAAAGATTTAGCTCCTAATTTTGAAAATTTAGTAGTTACACAAATTACTCCAAATATTAACCCAAGACAAGCGGGTGGTGGAATGACTTCTGGTGCTGGATATATGGGTTCACAATCAGCACAACGCGGGTCATCTGGTCCATATCCAAGTTCAAGTTCTGGTAGTAGATTTGGATTAGCTGAAACTGAATATGCTATCGATGCAGAACATGTCGTTCATTTATCCTTGTCAGAAGGATTGGATAACAATTATCCATTTGGTAATAGTTTATTGGAGAATGTTTATAAAGTTTATAAACAAAAAGAGTTACTAGAAGATGCTATTTTAATTTACCGTATTCAACGTGCTCCCGAACGTCGTGTATTTCATATTGATGTTGGTAATATGCCTTCGCATATGGCTATGGCATTTGTTGAAAGAGTTAAAAACGAAATCCATCAACGTAGAATTCCAAGTCAATCAGGTGGCGGACAAAATGTAATTGATTCAGCCTATAATCCATTATCAATCAATGAGGATTACTTCTTCCCTATGACAGCGGATGGACGTGGAAGCAAGGTTGATGTATTACCTGGTGGTACAAATCTTGGTGAAATTGATGATTTAAAATACTTTACTAATAAGTTATTTCGTGGATTGCGTATACCAAGTTCATACTTACCAACTGGTGCAGATGATAGTCAAGCGTCGTTCAACGATGGTCGTGTTGGGACTGCATACATTCAAGAATTAAGATTCAACAAATATTGTGAAAGATTGCAATGGTTAATTACAGAATCATTTGATTCTGAATTTAAAATGTATATGAATTCATGCGGCGTTAATATTGATTCTAATTTATTTGAATTAAATTTTAACCCACCAATGAATTTTGCAAGTACACGTCAAAGTGCATTGGATAGTGAACGTATTAATACTTTTAATACTATTCAACAAATTCCATATATGAGCAATCGATTTGCATTAAAACGTTTCCTTGGATTAACCGATGATGAAATGGCGGATAATGAACGCTTATGGGCAGAAGAAAATGGTAAAGGAATGCCCACTCATACTGATGCAGCTGGTGAAATGCGAAGTGCTGGATTATCTGCTGCTGGTATAGAAGGTGATCTAGGGATGGCCGGTGATTTATCCGCTCCTGATGGAATGGAAGGTGATATACCAGTTGACATGGCAGGAACGGGTGCACCTCCAGTCGCTAGCGCACCATCTACACCACCTGTGGCATAAATACAATATGATTTTAAGAGAACTATTTTATATTGATCCAGATACTAGACACGTAGCGAATGACTTACGTTATAGCCCAGATCGTGATATTACTACTATGCATCGTAATGACACTCGAAAAACTCGTTTGTCATTACGACAGCTTAATGAATTACGAAAAGGCAGTGAAGCACATTTATTAGAACAAGAACGCGAGTTGGAATTTATACATGATATGTATGCTACACCACCTCCAGCTTCGCCTATGTAAATATTTTAAAAAAATATAAATAAAAAACTGGCGTTTTTTATGCATTTGAGCACTATTTTTGATAAGTAGTGTAAATATATTACAGCCTTGAAAATATCACAGGAGATTAAAATGACTGATAGAGCACAATTTGAAGCTATGCTTGAAGCGTTGATCAATGAAGATCAAGAAACAGCAAAAGAAATTTTCCACAACATCGTTGTTGGAAAATCACGTGAAATTTACGAAGAATTATTAGAATCTGATTTCCCAGGTGAGGAAGAAGAAGAAGAAATGGATGTTGATTCTGAAGAAGATGATTCAGAAGATGATGCAGAAGCACCAGAATTCGGTGATGAAGAAGATGATGCAGAAGCACCAGAATTTGGTGATGAAGAAGAAGGCGAAGGTGAACTAGAAGATCGAGTTTTAGACCTTGAAGATGCATTAGAAGAATTGAAAGCAGAATTCGACCAATTATTATCTGGTGAAGAAAACGAGCCAGAACATGCTGATATGTTTGGTGATGAAGGTGATGAAGGTGATGAATTCGGCGCAGAACCAGAAGATGAATTCGGTGCAGATTTAGGTGATGATGATGCAGAAGTTAAAGAAGTTCACATTACACATGAATTTGTAAGAGAAAATGATGCAGAATTCGAACAATTTATGGAATATGTAAATAAAGTTGCATTACCAAAACATGGTGATAATGGTATTCAAAACAAATCAGTTGTGGATAACATGAAAAATGATATGGGTGGAACAACTGCTAATATCGCACAAAACTTTTCTACAACATCAGGTGGTACAAAAGGTGGATTAGCTAAACCATCTACACAACCACAAACTGGTGGGAACATCAACGTTCCTGGTGGAAACGCAGGTAAAACAGCGTTCAAAACAAAACAACCAGGTGGATTTGGTGACAATAAAGGTAATAAAGTAGTTGGTGCAGGTACAGGTAGTCCAAATTCTGTATCAGGTGTTAACAACAAAAGTTTAACCAAAAGATTAGGAAAATAATATATGTTATATCTCCGAGAAAACCTCAGTTTCAACGAAGCACAGATGATCGTTGAATCTGATGATAGAGAAGGTAAAACATTGCATATGTCAGGTATCTGCATTCAAGGCGGTATCCGTAATGCAAATCAACGTGTTTACCCTGTGAGCGAGATTAGCAAGGCTGTTAAGACCCTTAACGATCAGATTCAAAACGGTTATTCAGTACTCGGAGAAGTGGATCATCCAGATGATCTAAAAATAAATTTGGACCGTGTGTCACATATGATAACTAATATGTGGATGGATGGTCCAAATGGTTATGGCAAGCTTAAAATCTTGCCAACCCCTATGGGACAACTAATTAAAACAATGTTGGAAAGCGGCGTTAAATTAGGTGTCTCCTCTAGAGGTTCTGGAAACGTCAGTAGTGACGGGTCCAATTCAGTATCAGATTTTGAGATTATCACAGTAGATATGGTAGCTCAACCCAGTGCTCCAGGTGCTTACCCAACACCAATTTATGAACACCTAATGAATACAAGAGGTGGTTATAATGCCTTCCGCGTAGCGCAAGAGGTGAAAGGTGATCCACAGGCGCAAAAATATCTCAAAGAGAGCTTATTAGGCATAATAAGTAATCTCCAATAATAGGAGAAACACATGTTAGATGCATTAAACAAATTATTTGAAAACAATGTGATTTCTGGTGAGATTAAAGAGTCAATTGAACAAGCTTGGGATCGTAAAATTTTAGAAAACCGTGAACAAGTTAGTCAACAACTAAGAGAAGAATTCGCTCAAAAATACGAACACGACAAAAGCACTATGGTTGAAGCAGTAGATCGTATGATCTCTGACCAACTTCGTAGTGAAATTGGCGAGTTTGCAGATGATCGTAAGCAATTAGCAGAAATGAAAGTTAAATATGCTAAAAAAATCACTGAAAGTGCTAATGTTATGAAAACTTTCGTAACACGTCAATTAGCATCTGAAGTTAAAGAATTGCACGAAGATCAAATGCAAATGGCAAGTAAATTTGGTGTATTGGAAAACTTCATTGTTGAGGCTCTAGCTCAAGAAATTACAGAGTTCTACAAAGATAAACAAGATTTGGCCGAAACTAAAGTTAAATTACTTCGTGAAGGCCGCAAAGAAATCAAAAAAGTAAAAGAACAATTCGTGCAACGTGCTGCAGTAATGGTCGAAAGTGTTGTAAATAAAGGACTACGTTCTGAAATTACATCATTAAAAGAAGACATTGAAGCTGCTCGTCGTCAAGAGTTCGGTCGTAAATTATTCGAGGCTTTTGCTGCTGAATATCAGACCAGTTACTTAAATGAGAATTCGGAAACTGCTAAATTACTCAAAGTCATAGACATGAAAGATCAAGCAATGCAAGAAGCAGCTAAAGCTGTTTTATCTGCAGAGAAGATTTTAGAAAGTAAACAAGCAGAAATTCGTATGTTGAAGGAATCTCAACAAAGAAAAGAAATCATGGGTGAATTGTTAGCTCCACTAAATAAAGAGCAACGTTCAATTATGGGCGAATTAATGGAGAGCGTAAAAACCTCAAAATTAAATGAAAGTTTCGAAAAGTATCTACCAGCCGTTATAGCTGGCAAAGCTCCACAAAAGAGACAGGCACTAGTAGAGGCTAAAGAAATAACTGGAAATAAAAATTCCACAACCACTCGTAGCAGCGAAGCGGAATCAAATATCATTGATATTCGCCGTTTAGCTGGGCTTTAAATTTAAGGAGAAATTAAATGTCAGAATTACTTAATGGCCGTTGGGCAGAAACTAAAGAAGCCCTATTAGAAGGTCTACAGGGCACAAAAAAATCAGTAATGGGTGTTACTCTAGAAAACACTCGTAAATATTTGGTGGAATCACCAACCGCTGGTGCGACATCAGCAGGTAACGTTGCAACGTTAAACCGTGTAATTTTACCAGTTATCCGTCGTGTTATGCCAACCGTTATTGCTAATGAATTAGTAGGTGTACAACCATTGACCGGTCCTGTTGGACAAATCCACACTTTACGTGTTCGTTATTCAGATACATCATCAAATGCTGGTGTTGTAGCTGGTGAAGAAGCGTTAAGCCCATTCAAAATTGCAGAAGCATATTCTGGAAACACTTCAACTGGTAAAGCAGCTTCTACAGCTACTTTAGAAGGTCAAGCTGGTAACAGAATGAGCATCCAAATCTTGAAACAAACTGTTGAAGCGAAAACTCGTAAATTGAGTGCTCGTTGGACATTTGAAGCGGCTCAAGACGCTCAAGCACAACAAGGTATCGACGTTGAAGCAGAAATTATGGCTGCTTTAGCTCAAGAAATCACAGCTGAAATTGACCAAGAAATCTTAGCTTCATTAAGTTCATTAGCTGGTACAGCTACACAAACTTATGACCAAGCACAAGTTTCTGGTACAGCTACTTTCGTAGGTGATGAACACGCTGCGTTGGCTATCCAAATCAACCGTGTTTCTAACTTAATCGCTCAACGTACTCGTCGTGGTGCTGGTAACTGGGCTGTTGTATCTCCATTTGCATTAACAATCTTGCAATCAGCTACAACTTCAGCATTTGCTCGTACAACTGAAGGTACTTTTGAAGCTCCAACTAATACAAAATTTGTTGGTACTTTAAACAATGCATTGAAAGTTTATGTAAACAGCTATGCAAATGACAGCACCCCAATCTTAGTTGGTTATAAAGGTGGTTCAGAATCAGACGCTGCTGCGTTCTACTGCCCATATATTCCATTAATGAGCTCAGGTGTTGTTCTTGATCCATCAACATTCGAACCAACCGTTTCTTTCATGACTCGTTATGGCTATGTAGAATTGTCAAATACTGCATCGTCATTGGGTAATGCTGCGGACTACTTAGGTAAAGTAGCAATTACTGACGGAAACGTTAAATTTAGCTAATTTATACTTAGGTATAACAACACAAAAGGGCTCTTCGGGGCCCTTTTTTTATATCTTGGTGAATAAGGATAAATACTTACAGTCATAATAACATCTGACTAATAGTTGGATTTATGCTGAAATCCCTCAGCGTATGACCTAGAACGTCAAGGAGACAAACAAAATGGGAAGACCTCTTAATAAAAAATATTTTGGTAACCGTAACATCGGTTCATCCACATCAACCACAGATTCTGGTATCGGTGGTACTTCAGTCGATAGTGTTACACTAGGCACATTGGGTTCATATACTGTTCGTCCAACTATTACTTTTAGTGATCCAGATTTATCAGCCGAGGGTGGTGAAACCGCAACTGGTACAGTTGTTTCAGAAGTGTTAAGTGCAACAGTTGTTGGTGGTAACGCAGGTTCCGGCTACCTTGTGACTGATGTTGTTAGTGTAGGAAGTGCAACATTTAGTATTACCGTAAATGGCGGAGGTGCAATTACTGGATTAACACCGGTTAATCGTGGATCATTCACAGCGTTGGCAGCTGGCGCACAAGCAGTAACAGGTGGGACTGGTACTTTAGCTACAATTGTAATTACATATCGTGCTAAATCTATCACAATTACAAAACAAGGTTCTGGGTATTCACACTCAGTTGATGCAACTGCATCATTTGCTGGGTCCGCCACATTACCAGGTGCACCAACTGTAAACATGATAGTTGATACCGGTATTGTTGGTACAGCTGGAAATCAAGAAAATGCAATTAGTATGACAGCACAACTTCCAGGAGGATCTGCTGTTTTGGTTGATATTATCAAACAAGTATCTGGACGTAGATATAAAGTTACTGATGGAACACGCATTGGTATTGTCCAATTACAAGATTCTGCAGTATCTGGTGATGGTCAAGCTACAATCGTAGCAACAGATGCATCTAGTGCTACCTATTATGTTACAAAATTAACTGCTCATAAAGCTACTTTAACACAAATTAGTGGCAGTTATGAATTTGCATCAGGCACAGCAGTTGCATGGACTATGAATGGTACAACGGGTACTAAAGCATACCCTGCACAACCATACCTAGCGACAGGTGTAAATGTTCAAATCGCAAATACTTAATTACAAAAACAAAAACTTGGAGGGCACTTTGCCCTCCTTTTAAAGGATTTATAAATGTCAAGAATATTAAAAGTTAGTCAAAGTGATTACAGATTACAAGTACAATCTGGTGGATCGATTACCTTAGATACAGGATCGAATGCTGGTACAGTTGTTATTACTGGGAATCTTGACGTTAAAGGAACCACTACCACTGTTGAATCATCAACTACTACTGTAAAAGATAATATTTTACAATTAAATTATGGTCAAACTGGTAATGGTATTAGCAGCACCCTTGGATATCAATCTGGTATTCAAATTGGTCGTGGTAATTACTCGGCTGCACAACTCATATTCGATGAAAACTTACAATTTTATGATTCTCAAACGGATTCAACTTTATTAGGCGCATTTAGTTTTAAAACTGAGAATGGGCAATTAGTTGGTATAAGAACAAATTCTATTACAACTGGTGGATTTGATTTAAGTCTTATTAGTTCTGGAACTCATATCGTATCGGTTAAAGGTACAACTGATTATGAACAACATGTATTAAATTATACAGATTGGCTTACCCCAAGTGGTTTACTACCACATAGTGGTCCGATTACATTAACAGATAACCCAGATGCAATTCCTAATACACAGGCACTGGCTGATTATGTAGAATCTGCATTTTATTATTATGGGCCACATTTTATTCAAGAAGGTGATACCAAAGTTGAAACATTTGATGCATCAGCTGGTCGAACCCCAAGTAGAATAACATTTAATGTTGATGGTTATGAATATGGTAAATTTACCACTGATGGTCTTACTGTTGGAAACATTAATGTTAAAAGTAGCACTATAAAGACAATCAATACGAATAGTAATTTAACCATTTCAGCTGATGGCACTGGTGTAATTAATTTATTGAATAAAACCAATATAAAAAATGATTTACATGTATCAGGTGTACCATATGGTACAGCTCCAATTGTAACTAATGTAATTTACGTCACCATGGATGGTTCTGATACTAATGATGGTTCCGCACAGGATTCTACAAGAGCATGTAGAACTATTGGTGGTGCAATGAAATCAGCTTTATATAATGCTGGTACATCCATTAAAGTTTCACCTGGTCATTATTTAGAAGATAATCCACTATTAGTTAAACCATATACATCTATTATTGGTAGTGATTTAAGAACTACAACGATTGAACCTATTAATAAAACTCAAGATTTATTTCATGTTCAAAGTTCGTGTTATATTGCTCAAATGCAATTTATTAATGGTAGAAGTGGAATTGTAAATCCAAACTACGACCGTGGTGCGTATGCAGTATCGTTTCCAACGACTGACAAAATAGATTTATATAAATCTCCATATATTCAGAATTGTACTAATCAATCTGGTCCTTGGTTATTTGATGGTACTATGTTTGTACCTAATCAAACTGTACAAATTCCATTGGCGGTTGCAACCACATCTTTTGATAATAATCAAACAACTATTGCAGTAACATTTACTGAAGGGTTAACAGATTTAACAGCTGCAATTGCAATAAATCCTAATATATCAATCAACACTGCTCCTCAAGACCAAGGTTTCTTTTCCGCTAGAACATTGATTTTAGCAAATGAATCATTCATTAAAGAACAAACTATTGCATATATTGAACAAACATACCCATCATTGAATTATCAACGTGAAAAATGCAGAAGAGATATTGGATACATTTTAGAAAATATATTATATGATGCAACATTTGGTGGGAATTCAAAATCAGTTGAAGCTGGTGAATTTTATTGGGATGGTGTTACTAGCGTAATCAGTGGTGAACAAACACAAACTAATGCAGCATTGGAATATATCATTAGTTTGATTACTGATATTATTAGTAATAATGAAATTGATATAGATAGATTGAGTACTACTGGAACAACTATTACTGGCTCCAACATCATTACTGATATTTCATCTGATGCTATAAAACAAATTGTTGTTGGTAAATTAATAACCGGTACTTATATTCCTAATAACACGGTTGTTGAATATGTTGATAATGTTAACTATACGATTACTATATCCAATAATGCAACTGATAGTGGTAGTACTACATTTACAACTAGTCATCAAATTTTTAACAGTAATTTAACTAACGGTAGCATAGCATTATCTGCATTAACTAGAAATATTCAATTAATTGAATCTATTATAACATCTAAAACTAACATACCAGAAATTTTTTATAGTACTGGTGCTGAAACTGGTTTAGTTAGCGCAGAAATATTATTACAAAAAAATAGATTATTCATTCAAAAAGAAATTACTGCTTATATAGCTGCAACATATCCGCAGTTTACATATAATATTAATACATGTGAAAGAGATGTTGGATTGATAGTAGATGCACTAACACAAGATATTTTATTAGGTGGTAATGCAAATTGTATTAATGCTGGATTGTCGTATTACGAAGCAGCCGACCTATTAATAGTTGGTGAAGTATTGCAAACTAGAAGTGCTTTAGATAGATTAGTTACGATTGCTAAATTAATTGTACAAAATCAAACTGTATCTAAAACATCTGGTAATAATCAAACACAATATACTAATACTAATTTTGAACGTGGTGTAATTACTGCAACCGAACCATCAATTATTTCTAGAAATATAGAAATAATAAAAAATATCATTACAAATGGTCCAAGTTCACAACCTATAAAATACAGTGGTAGTGGTTTATTTTCTGCAACTGGTATAAGTGCTGATGACATTAAACAATCAACTAAGGTATTAACACTTACACAGGTATCTGGAAACACATACAATGTGGTGTTAGATACACCAACAGTTGGTATTGGTACCAATTCAACCTTATATTTTGGGTATACTTCGGTCTATCCAGTAGTTGAATCTACTATACCTTCTCCTAGATGGGATAGTAGAAAAGTAGATCCTTATGGCTCTATGGGTGGTATGTTAGTGGATGGTAATCAAATTACTGATATTTCACCTATTAAATCATTTGTTGTTGATGCGTATACACAGGTAAACCAAGGTGGACGAGGGGTGCGTGTAACTAATAATGGATATGCACAGTTAGTATCAGTATTTACATTGTTTAGTTCTATAGCCATTCAATGTGATAGAGGTGGAATTGCATCTATAACAAATGCTAATGCAAACTTTGGTGATTATTGTATGATTGCGAAGGGTTATGGAAAACGAGAATTTAAAGGAACTGTTTATAATCCACCAGAATTACCATTGTTTCCACAAGGTAAATTCCCATCAAAAAATATTATTGAAATATTTGTTCCAGACTTACAGCAAAGACCACACATATCATTAATTATGGAGGTTGAGCCACCAGCTGGATATATCAATAATTTAGGTACATCTGGATTTATCACATCAACATCAACTATATCAACTATAATAACTGGTTCATTGACTATTGATGATATTGATGTAACAAATATGTTTATTGGACAACTCGTATATCTACGAGATCAATATGGTAGTTATTCTGACCCAATAACTGGGAATAATTACATAACCCCTGGTACTATAATTGTAGATATTGGCCCTAGAACATTGTATTTGAGTGTTCCTGTTAATAATGGGGGTGGTGATGTTAATAATCCAAACTATTTTAATTTATACACAGTTGGGAATGCATACTATACTATTATAACTAGTTCAGTTGCACCAAGACCAAAATCTGAAACATTAACTGAGAATGCATTGATATTACCAGCTGAACAAAAAGCACCACATTTAGCTGCATTAGAAAAATTGAAAACATTATTACAGGATATTGTACAGAATAATACAATCACAAGATTGCAAACATCTATCGCACAATATAAATCATCGATTAACAGTAATTCTACTACATCTACCCGTATTGGAACATTAATCGATATAGTTAAAACTATTGTTAATAGTGGGATATCATCTGCTCCTACCGTGATAAAGTCTGGTGCAGTAACTACATCCGATGGAAATGCAAGTTCTTTAATTTTAAAAAATATAGATTTTCTAGTAGCAGAAATATATGCATTTATGAGTATAAATTACACATTTACATATGATACAACTTTATGTAAGCGAGATGTTGAATTAATCAGTAAGTGTATATCTGACGATTTGCTAGCAGGTGGAAACTATAATTCTGTTAATTCTGGATTATCATATTTTTCACGATCTGGTACTCATCATTATGTTACGATTGAAGAAAGTACATATGATTATAATTTATTTAAGCATGGTGCATTGGTTAATTTCTATCAAAGAAGTTATATGTCAGCATCTGGATACTTATTCGAGTATGTGGGTTCAGGTTCAAATTATAGTGCATTACCACAGGTAGGACGTTTCGATCCAATACAAAATAGAGAAGTGAATATGCTAGATGGTGGTAAAGTTTTCTTTACCTCTACCGATCAAAATGGAGATTTTAGAATCGGAGCAGGGTTAGTAATTAGCCAAGCAACTGGTGTTTTAAGCGGTAGAACATTCCAGAAGAGCTTATTCGCAGAAATGACACCGTTTATACTTGCAATTGAAGGTTAAGAGGATTTAATTCATGGCATTAATACCATTAAACACATTTAAAACAAAAACTGCAGTGTTAACAACACTGAAATATAATCAAGTAAGATGCGCTAGAGATACTGCTTTAATAGTTGACTCAATTGCATATGACTTGATATATGGTGGGAACACCCAATCTACATTTGCAGCTGTTCAATATTGGGCACAAGGCTCTAGTAACATCCCTGGTGATATCCCACAAACATTGGCAGCAATGGAACATGCAAAAAAAGTTATTGTTCAGATTTTAAACAATCAAACAATAACAAAGTCTACGAGTAATTCTATAACTCAACCTACTCCAACTGCTCCAGCAGCATCAGCTGGTGATATTAATATAGTTATTTCTGAAATTGACTTGATTATGGATATCATTGAAAATGGTATAAGTGGTATTACAGACAGGATCTCCCCAAATCAATCTAGTGGAGTATCATCCCGTGCTGCTACTATTTTGGCGACTAATAAATCATTCATTCAAAATGAAATTGTAGCGTATGTTAAAGATAATTTAATTGATGCTGATTATACATATGATAAAACAAAATGTAGAAGAGATTTAAAATTAATTATAGATTCTATTGTTTCTGATTTAAGATTCGGTGGAAATACTCAATCTACATTTGCTGGATTACAATATTGGTCAATGGGTGCAACTCAAATCGCTAATGAAACATTACAAACTCAAGCGGCTATCACTCATCTGAAGTCGTTAGTTGGTCAAGTTATTTTAAACGAATCAATCGATAAAACAGAAGCAAATACTCAATCACAGGTTATTAATAATACTAAAACTGGGACAACCACTAGCAAAGATGTAGCAGACGGTTTATTTGATACATTACTTGCTATATTGGTAGATGCAGCGGATGGGACAAGAACTAATGATGTAAGTAATCTTATAACTGCCAATTCTACATTAACAACTGACACTGGTATGATCAACGCATATCAAGCTATTATCTCAAATAAATTATTTTTACAAGAAGAAATTGTTAAATGGATAGATGCACAAACTACTACACCATTTGATAATGTAGATTTCATAGCTGCATATGATGATGCAGCGTCTGATACATGTTTCCGTGATGTTGGTTATATTTTAGATTGTATTTGTTTTGATATGAAATATGGTGGGAATAGACAAACCATCCAAGCAGGTGTTTATTACAATGGATTTGATCAATCAACCAGTATTTTAGCAGAAAAATCATTTGCTATTAATGCGTACAAGTATTTGAAACGAATAATTGGTGATGTAATTCAAGGGCTTCCAATTACAACAGTATATCAAGATATTTATAAACAGGATATCTCACTGCCTGCAGGTGGATTAGTTCAAGCTAATATAGCTGTTGAAAATCTGAATCATATTATTGATATTATTATTGATAATCCAACCACAGTTGAAAAGAAACCGATCTCATTAAATCAATTAACTGATAAAATGTATGCATTATCAGCTGGTGCTTTGGTAACTAATGAAACATTTTTAATTGAGGAAGTTATCGCATATATCGATAATATAAACAATACTAGCTTCAATTATCCTAATTCTACATTATACAATGATACTAATAAATGCTTTAGAGATATGGGATACATTATTGATTGTATTTCATTTGATTTGACACATGGTGGGAACAGACAGGCTATTCAAGCAGGTGTTTATTATTATGGTCATTCATCAACAACATCAATTGTTCCTACTGAAAAATCAGATACATTAAATGCATATAATTATATGAGATATGTAATTGAAAATGTTTTAACATCTACTTCAGAACTGACATCTTCCTTAAATTATCCAGCAGCACCATATCAATCTGAAACACAGAAAGTGTCATTGGCAGTATCGAGTAGTACAGTAAACACCAGTGCAAGCGCACTGATTACTACACTAAATACTATTATTAACGCTGGACCACCATCTACTTCGCCTACTCCTATTAGTTTAACAAAAGTAACCGATACCAGTGGAGATTTGGATAAAGCATTTAATTTATTACAAGCTAATAAACCGTATATAGTAGCAGAAGTAATTGGATATATGAATTCATTAAAAACACCAAATACTACTAAAATTTATACTGCACCACCAGGTGTTACAGCAATTATTTTAATGGCTCAAGTAGCAAATGTTACAGACCATGATATTAACATCACATTTGCACATTATCGTAATATCCCAGTATATGCAGATCCATCTACATTAAATGGAGCACAACCTGGTGATACTATAACGGAATTAGTGGATGGATTTAGTGTCCCTGCAAATGATTCAGCATCATTAATTCAGGGGAAAATGATTATCGAAGCTTTCGATAGTATTATAGCTTATGCCAGTGAAGGTGCTGGTTTAAAAGTTACACTTAGCATATTAGAGACCGCCAATGCCTAAATTATTAAGTAATAGAGTAAAAGTCACTCCATCAGAACAATTATCACAATCTAGATATCAATATGTTGAATTGAATCAAACCCAACCAGCCCTTGGTACTCCACTTACTGATAAGAGTGTCTTACTGGCTAATCTAGATGGTACAACAGAATGGGTACCACAGGATGTTATTACAGGAAATGTAGTACCAAATAAAAATACAATTTATGTATCAAAAAGTGGTAGTGATAGTAATATTGGTAATTCAATATCATCAACGAAATTAACAATTAAAGGAGCACTAACTGTTGCAACCGCTGGTACTTCTATTATAATTTATGCGGGTGATTATACTGAGGTAAATCCATTAGTTTTACCAGAAAATGTTTCTATTATTGGGCAAGATTCACGGGTTAATGTCATACCAAAAAATCCAACTCAAGATGTATTTAAGCTTAATAGCGGTTCATCAATTGATGGTATTACCGTAGTTAACCACAAGTACCCAAGTTTTGCATTTAGTCTTAAAAGTACTGTTAACATTAAAATATCACCGATCATTAATAATTGTTCTAGTATAACTGGTCCATTTTTAGCAGACGGTACATTATTTGTTCCGTTTGTTACTGTACAAAATGGTTCAATAACTCCAGGTGCAACACCATTATTAGATGCTGATGTACCAGATGTTAATAAAAGAATTAATATAACTGGCGCTGGTGGAGGTATATTTATTGATGGTGGTGAAATAATCTCTCAATCATTGTATAAATCTGTAATTGTTGATCAATTTATTGCCTCTAATCAAGGTGGTATTGGTGTACAAGCCACCAATAATGCTACAATAATTTTACAAAATAGTATTTCTAAATTTTGTACTGTAGGATTTAAAGCAACTAATGGTGGATATATAGATTTAACATCATGTACTACAGAATATGGTACATATGGATTAGTTAGTGATGGGTATCTATCAACACCATATATCAACTCTGGTATAATTTCTGCATCACACTTTAGTAGTGTTAGTAATGTCTCTATCACAAATCAGGGTTCAGGATATGGTAGTACACCATCAGTTGTAGTTGGTACGCAATGGTCTACTGGTGCAACGGTTGCTACACATAGTCAACTTTTTTATGGATCAAATTTATATTTTGTAATGTCTGGTGGGGTTTTAGGGGCTATCGCTCCTACCTTTACTAATAGCACACCAACTGCAAATGGTACAGCAACATTATTATATACTGGTACAGCTGCTACTGCTACTGCTACAATGAGTGGTGGGAAAATAACAAATATCGCATTTACATCTGGTAGTGGGTATACAAGTATCCCTTCTATTACATTCGTTGGAAGTAATACTACACCAGCAGAAGCTAGTGCTGAATTAACTGGAATATCTTTAGTTTCAGTTGGTAGCATTACTAAAAAACCACTAGTGAGTACATTAATATCATTCCAGTATAATCCAAATTACTACTATATTACTGATGCTACTGATGTAGTTGGTACTAATTCAAATATTAAAGTATCACCCGAATTGTATTATGTATTAGGAAATTATACTGCATCATTGTATTATGAAAGTAGAATTATTGCAAATGGTCATACTTCAAAATATATTGGAGCTGGGACAACATTAAATGCATTAGCAACCAATTCTGGAAATCCTGTTTATGCAAATGAGACTGTAGAATCAAATCACGGTAAAATATTTTATACTGGGGTTAATGAAACTGGGTTATATAAAATAGGTGATATTTTTACAGTGGATAATATCACCGGCGTATCATCTGTAAATTCAAATATATTTGATTTAACAAATGTAAGTGCAATAGGACCATTAAATCGCAGTGGTGTAATTTCTGGTGTTCAATTACGAGAAATAAGTGATGATATAACTTTAACAGCAACAACTGGGATACGTGATAGTTTTACAGCACCTACACAACATGCGGTTTATACATTTTTACAAAATAACTACTTAGCATTAACCGGTGGAACTGTTGCAGGAACAGTAACTATTAATGATTTAATACTTTCAGGCAATAGCATTACTAGTAAAAATACAAATCAAAGTATAATATTAAACCCAGTTGGTAATGGAAATTTAGATGTATCTGGGAGTAGGGTGATTAATTCAGCCACTCCAGTTAATAACACCGATCTTGCAACAAAGGAATATGTTGATAACGCAGTTACAGGTGTTGGTAATACATATCCATCCATTAATATTGGTGATTTTTATATTCACGGCGATGTGATTGAAAATACTATTAATGATGCTAATATTACCTTAACAACTAAAGGTACTGGACAAACAGTTATCACATCATTACTTGATAGTTCATCAAGTATTACTGGAGCATTAGTTGTGAATGGTGGGGTTGGTATTGCCACAAAATTATACGTTGGTGATAGTGTTTATTCTACTACATTTCATGGTAATTTAGATGGTGCGGCTACTACGGCTGGTACAGTAACTACTGCCGCACAACCTTCTATTACATCAGTTGGAACCTTAACCAGTTTACAAGTTGATAATATTAATATAAATGGAAACATTATTAAAAATACATTATTGGATGAAAACTTAATTCTTGGTGCGACTGGTACTGGTGATGTCATTCCAGCAGTACATAATACTATTGACTTTGGTTCAAATTCTAGTACTTGGAAAAAAGGATACTTCACTAATATAGCAGGTACATTAGATACAAGCTCACAGCCTAATATTTCATCATTGTCATCTAATGTTAAAATATTTGATAGTACATACACATTAACTCCAACATTAGATGTTGGATTTTCTAATACCAACAAATTTGAAATAGAAACACACCAAACTAGTAGTTCATTGACATATACTAAATTTGTTAATATTAGTTCGGGTACAAATAACAATTATTTTGAATTTCATCCAGATCAGAATTTAGCTTTAACAATTGCAAATGGTCTAGTAACTGTTGAAAACACTTTACATATTAAAAATACATTAACAATTGATAATCCTATTTTGAAATTAGGATTAGATACTACCGATATTGAATCTAATAATGATTTCGGGATATCATTTAGAAACAATTATAACATATATTCATATGTTACCAGTATCGATGTTACATCAACTGGTTCTGTGAATACGGTTATTATCAACTTAAATGATACCGTAGCAAATGCTAATATCACAACAAATGATACTATACATATTGCTGGAGCAAATCTAGTTGAACTTAATGGTACATGGAATGTAACAGTAGCATCACCATCTGCAACTACTGTCACTATTAATGTAACATCACAAATCCCGGCGACTACATATGTAGATCATCCATCTGTTATTTTATTAAACAAAATTGGATTCTTTGGGTATAACCATTCGAATGATTCATTTACTTTTATCCCTGATGCATTAATTAGTAATAACGATGTAACTGGATTAACTGGAACTATTAATGCAAAAATTAACAGTGATAAAGTGACTATTACATCTGGAACATTGGATAATGTTATTATTGGTGGAACTACCGCAAATACTGGTATATTCACTAATGTGTTATCTGACCAAGTTACGGCCCGAACTACAATATCAATTCATGACGCTAATGGTTTTGGTGTAATTTTAGATACTTTTAATAAAAATCAAATTGATTCAGCAAAATACGTAATAAAAATTAAAAATACAACAACTAATACTATAACAGTTCAGGAATTTTTATTAGTACAAGATACTGTTGATATCTATATGACTGAATATGCTGTTATTAATACAGGTATTTCATTTGGTGTTTTATCTGGTAGCTTTGATGGGAACAATGTAAACGTGGTGTTCACACCATCAACTAATAACAATATTTCAATAAAATTAATAAAATTTTATACCTAAATAGACATATAGGAGATTTTACGAAATGTCAACAACTAATAAACAGTTTTTAACACGAGCTGGAGTAAACCTTCCAGCTGGTACAAGTACACAAGCACCATTAATATTCCAAAATGGTACCAATTTAACCACACCTGTGATTGGTGCAATGGAGTGGGATGGATATAATTTAACAATAACAGAATATTCATCGAATGGGACTAATAGTTCTGCTCCTGCAACAACTGTTCGTAGAACACTTGCATACAATGATTCAACATTATTACCAAAAGTAGATACTTTAACTGCCAATGGAACAACACAAGCTACTACAACTGCTAAAATTACTAATGATGTGGTATATGTTTCTGGTGCATCTGTATCAACTGGACCTGGGTACAATGGTGTAATATTACCACCAGCTGTTCCAGGTAGAAAAGTAACTATTATTAATATAAGTACTAATCCTATTAACATATGGCCATATCCAGCAGTATCTGATTTAACCGGTGTTAGTTCAACTGGTACAACATTAACTGTTAGTTCAACTACTAATTTATACCCTGGTATGATTTTAACTAATGCCAATTTTGTTGGCGGCGTTGCAAAAATTATTAGTATTACAGGAAATACAACTGTAGTTATTGATGCTACTCCTACTACTGCACTATCAGGCGCAACAGTTTCAATCTCAAATGGTGGTACTGGAAGAATTAATGGAAGTGCTGTTAACCAAGCATATGCATTGGATAAATCATCATCTATTGAAATGGTGGCATATGATTCCGTATACTGGTATACCTTGGCAGCAACTCCGCTTAATGCGACTGGGGTTAGCACCTCAAATTATACAATCGGTGACTTGATTGTTGCAAATGGTGCAACTACATTAGGTGTTATTAATGATATTGCTGTTGGTAACGTATTGTTATCAGGAGGAGTCGGTGCGTCACCAACCTATGGTAAAGTAGATTTAACATCGGTTGTAAGTGGTGTATTACCAGTTGCTAATGGTGGTACTGGGACTACTGGTTCTGGATTATTAGCATCTGGAAGTTCATATGATATCGTAACTACTGGCGTTACCTCATTGAATATAGGTAGTGCCGCTACATCTATCAATATTGGTGCATCTACTGGTACTACAACAATTAATAATGATTTAACAGTTGCTGGTAATTTAATCGTAGGTGGTGATCAGGTTATCAACAATACCACGAACACTTCTATTGAAGATACTATTTTTGAAATGAACCATCCATCAGCGGGATGGTTGTCTTCTGATTCTGGTGCAGATATTGGTACTAAATTTGATTGGTTCAAATCATCTGGTAATTATCTTATTGTTACAGGTGGTTCATCAACTGGAACTACTTGTACTTTAAATGTTCCAGTATATATAACAGCTGGTACTATTATAACTATTGCAGGTGTAACACCAGCATCTTTTAATGGTACATTTGTTGTAACCAGTGCGACTTCTGGTGCAACTCCTACTATTACTTATACATCTGGAACATCATATACTGGTGCCGTAACTACTTCGGGTGCATTAGGAAGTGTAATAAAAGAAGTTAAATTCACAGGCACTAGTTTTACATGGGCTGCCAATGTCATTACAGTATCATATACTGGACCTGCACTTCCATTGGTGACAGTGTTATCTCCAACATATTCATCCGCTAGTAATATAATTACTCATTCTGGGGCAGTAGTCGTTTATCCTGGAATGTTTTTAACTGGTGCAAATATTACTGCTGGAACATATGTTGTTTCAGTTACTGATACCACACATTTTACAACCAATATTAAACCAACCGGGTCAAATTCTGGTTCTATATTGGCCGGTGCAATGGTTACTATTGCTGGTACTACTAATTATAACGGTACATACTATATTGCAACCGCATCTGCGAATAGTTTTACTATTTCAAAAAATGGTTCTGCTGCTACTGAAAGTTCTGGTACATTTACATTCGACCATAGATATGCATTTGCTGGATGGACTAATGATGCCCAAGCATTTGAGTATTATAAAGAAGGTGAAGAAACTAGTACTGGTGTATTCACTGGTATTTACGGTAGTATTAAAGGTGGGCAATTCCAGACACCAGGTTTACCACTAAGTATTGGTAATACTGATATTACTGCTGGTATATCATTAAAAATTCCTACAAATACTGTTTATGATATTGATAGTTCAACAAGTGCAACAGTTGCACAGGGATCGGTAATTAGTGTTGGTCAACAAACAATTGGTGCAAAAAATGCTACCATCACATACACCAACTTGGCATCATTATATATTGCCAATGCACCTACTACTGGTTCTAATGTAACTGGAACAAATAAATATGCAATTCAAGTAGCAGCAGGTAATACGTTATTAGGTGGTGATTTAGCTGTAAATGGTAGTAATTTAACCACTACACAATCTACCTTTAATTTATTAAATGCAACAGCGACAACGATTAATGCATTTGGTGCTGGTACAACTGTAAATATTGCAACTCCTGCAACTACCGGTTCAACAGCAACATCTGTTAACATTAGTAATAATACAACAGCTGCTACAACTTTAAGCGTTGGTACTGCATCAACCTCAGCATCTACTTTTACATTTGGCGGTTCGATCACAACTGGTACTAATACTGTTAAAATTGGTTCTGGAACCGGTGGAACAATCGCATTTGATTCGGGGTTGGCTGGTGCTACTGCAACATTATTTGCATCAACCACTGGTACTGTGAGAATTGCGGAAGCATCTACAACAGTAACTTTACAAAATACAACATCTAGTGCTAGTACCTTAAATATCGCTACTGCTACTGGAAATAATACTAACACATTAACATATGGTGGTGCAGCAACCACTGCAACTAATACAATAAAAATTAATGCAGGTTCTGGCGGTATTGCAACATTAGATGCTGGTAATGCTGGTGCAACTGGTAACTTATTCCCAATTATTACTGGAAATATTAATATTGGTGGAGCGGCATCTATTATTAATATTGGTACTACTGGTGGTAACTCTATTTTAGAGGTTCGAGGTAATTCAACTAGTGGTACTGCTACGATTAGAACTAATTCTGGTGTTACAACCGTAAGTGTATTCGATACACAGGCAACAACTGGATCATTATTTAATGCAGCTCCGAGTGTTAGTATTGGTAATGCTATCGCATCAGCTAATACTACAAATAGAACATTAAATATATTTACATCAATCCCTACTACTACAACTTCCAGTCAATCAATACTGACATTTGGTGCAGCGGTCACTAGTGGTACTAATAAAATTGTTATTAATGCTGGTACTGGTGCAACGGTGGCATTTGATTCTGGATTGGCTTCTGCAACTGCAACACTTTTTGCAACAACTACTGGAACTGTTAAACTTGCTGAAAATTCTACTACACTTGCAATTCAAGGTACTACTACATCTGGTACAACAACTACAATTGCAGCATTATCGGCAAATAATAATAATACTCTGACATTTGGTGGATTAGCAACTTCTGCAACTAATAAAATAGTTATTAATGCATCTAGTGGCGGTATTGCAACATTAGATGCTGGTAATTCTGGTGCTACTGGTAATATATTTCCAACTATTACAGGTACTGTAAATTATTCAACATTAGCAACTACCGTTGGTATATCTAATACCACTTCATCGGCAGTTAGTGTTAATATTGCAACAGCAGCAACAGTTGGTGCATCAACATTGACATTTGGTGGCGCAGCATCAGGTAATACTGTTAAGATAGGCGGTACAACAGCTGGAACAATTAATTTAACAACTGATGTTACTAGTGGTTCAGTAAATATTTTTCCAAGTGTAACCGGTACAATTACTTTAGGTTCATCGACAATTGCAACCGGTGGAACTGGAGTTGTTAAACTAGGAACATCACCTAGTCAAACCGCTACTGGAACTGAAGTTGTAACAGCAGATTGGGTTATTAATAATGTTGGTGCAATCAATTCAGTTGTTACCGATTTGGGTTCATCTCTTACTGCTAATCAAGTTATAGATACCTCTACTTCTGGTGCTGGAGTATTCAATACATCTACATATCGTTCTGCAAAATACATTGTTCAAGCAACACAGTATGGTTCTACATCAATGAGAACTCAGACATCTGAAATTCTAGTAACACATGATGCACCATTTGTAACAACAACTGGATTTGCTGGAAGTGCAACTAGTTCAACTAGTGTTACATTAAGTAATGCATCTGCTGCTGCATATTATGGTTTATATATAGGTATGACAGTTGCAATATACACAATTAGTGGTTCTGATACAATTTCAGGTGGTACTGGTATTATTACTTCAATAACACCTGGTACATCTATTGTTATTTCTACATCAAGTGGTAATACAACCATAACAACTGGAACTGTATTAAAAGCATATGTTGCAAATCCAAATTTCTCTGGAAATATTTCAACAACTGGTGCATCAATTACTGCAGTAACTACCACTACTGGTGTTTTATACCCAGGAATACAATTTGTATATAGTACTGTAACTTATACTGTAACTGCAATCTCTACTAGTGGTTCAACTGTAACTGGTACATTATCTGCATCGCCTGGAAACTTGGTTAGTGTTGCAATTACAGGTAAAGTTAATATTTGGATGACTGAATATGCAGTTCTTGAAACTAATGGAACTGTTGCAACCATAACAGCAGATACCAATGCATCTTCACCATATAATATCAGATTGTATGCATCACCATCTACTACTGTTAGTGCTGGTGGTATTAGTATTGGGACTTTACAAAAAACAATATTCAAAATAGAAAAGGAATTGATTGAGCTAGCTTAATAACTTTATCAACTGAAAAGAAGGGCTGTATATACAGCCCTTTTTTATAAATACAGTATACAAATTTTGTGGATAGGGAAACAAAATGTCAAACATCTTAAAAGAATTCAACGTAAAACATGGTGCACTTATTGGTACCAACAATGCTAATTATGTCCAAATATTGGGATCTGCATCTGGAAACTCGGTTGCAATCAATGCACAGGGTACTGATACCGATATAAGTATATCACTTGTGCCAAAAGGTAATGGTACTGTTAATATTCCATTATCATCAGCTATAATGCCACTCGGTACACCGAATGGAGTATTATACTTAGATAGCACAAAAGCTATAACAACTGGTAATAATCTTACATTTTCCGGCACTAATCTTGGGATAGGAATTACGACTCCATCGACTGCACTTGAAGTAAATGGTGATATTAAGGTATCCAATACCACAGAAACTTTAACTAAAACATCAACTATTGATGGTTGGACTTATTCTGGAAAAAGTATATTGGTATCTGCACAAGAGACTGCTTCTCGTGGTTTAAGTTTTAGCACTGATGGAACTAAAATGTATATTGTTGGGCAAACAACTGATACGGTTTATCAATATACACTTTCAACACCATTTGATGTGTCTACTGCTACTTATGCAAGCAAATCGTTTTCAATATTAGCACAAGACGGTACATCAACATCTTTATATTTTAAACCTGATGGGTTAGTATTTTATATGTTAGGTGATTCTCTTGATACTGTTTATCAATATACATTATCAACTGCCTGGGATATATCAACTTCAGCGTATTCTGGCGGATCATTTGCAAATACTCAAGAAACTGCTCCAGCCGGGTTAGGATTTAGTACTGATGGAACTAAAATGTATATTATTGGGAGTAATACTGATACTGTTTATCAATATACATTATCCACAGCATGGGATGTTCAATCTGCAACATATTCAACTAAGTCATTTTCTGTAACTCTATTTGACGGAACTCCAAGTGGTATTGAATTTAACAATAATGGCACGAAGATGTATATTGTTGGTAGTGGATATGATTGTATTATTGAATATACATTATCAACAGCATGGGATGTTTCAACTGCAGTTTATACTGATAGATTACTAATATCATTAGGTATTAGTATTATCGACCCATTAACAGTATTAGATGCTACTGTTACACAAGATATATACACAGATTTTACTAATAATGTTGCATATATTCTAGATAGTAACACAGGCAGAGTATATCAATATACTACTAATACAACACCAATGAAAGTAAGTGGTAATAAATTAGTTGTTACACCATTTACTTATTTTAAAAATGATATTGCAACATTAGGATCGATTCGTGCATTAGGATTTATACAAGCAACCAATGCAGCAACATTTTCTAGCACTGTAAATGTTGGTAGCACATTAACTGCTAGTGGCTCATTAGTGGCCTCTTCAACAATAACTTTATCTGGTTCAGCCTCTAGTGCAACAACAATTGGAACTGCAGCAACCACTGGAACAACAACTATTGGTGGTACACTTCAATCAGGTTTAATTACAATTGGTCAATCAACTGGTGCTCAAACATTAAATATTGCCAATGGTGCAACACTTACTGCTACAACTAAAACTGTCAATATTGGTGCGAATGGTGTAAGTGGTTCAACTACTAATATTAATATTGGTAGTGCTGTCAGTGGTGCAACTAGTAGTACAACAAATAATGGGACATTGAGTGTTACTGGCACATTGAATGCTACTTCAACAATATCATTGGGTGGCTCAACCACATCTGCAACTAACATTGGTACGTCTGCACTAACTGGAACAACGACTATTGGTGGTACAAGTCAATCTGGTATTATAACTATTGGTCAATCAGCTGTAGCACAGACATTAAATATTGCCAATGGTGCAACACTTACTGCTACAACTAAAACTGTCAATATTGGTGCGAATGGTGCAAGTGGTTCAACTACTGCGATTAATATTGGTAGTGCTGTCAATGGGGCAACTAATAATATTACTGTAAATGGTCTAACGGTAGTGCAATCTGCTACAAGTAGAGTTGGTATCGGAATTGATAGCGGTGGTAGTATAACACTTGGAAGACAAGATGGAACCGCATCATCGCCTTATATTGATTTTAACACAGGTGCTACTTTAGTAGATTATGATACAAGAATTATTGCCACTTCCGGTAATGGAACTGCTGGTAATGGAACATTAGGTATTTTAACAGGAGCTGTTGGTATTGGAACATCAACACCAGGTGCTAAATTGCATATTAGACAAGATCAAGATGGTACAACTCAGACTATTATTCAAAATAGAAATGCAACTGGTACTCCATTATCGGCATTAACATTTATTTCAGGTGCATTTGATTATGCTGACGATAGATATGCACAAATTGTTTCAGGTGGCGGTAGTTCTAACTATCTAGCATTTAAAGTATCAAATGGTGCAACACCTTCTGAAAAATTAAGAATAGCTTCTTCAGGGAATATTCTTATTGGAACTAGTACTGATAATAGCACTGGTTTATTACAAGTTAATGGAACGATAACAGGAACAACTTTAAAATCTACGGTAGCAACTGGTACAGCACCATTTACGGTTTCCTCTACTACTCTAGTTACGAATCTGAACGCTGATACATTAGATGGATACCATGCATCAAGTTTCTTAACAGCTGAAACTGATACATTACAATCTGTAACAGGACGTGGAGCTACTTCTTCTGTTTCTACTATTTCCTTAACAGCAGCCACTGCATCAACTACAACTGGTACAGGTACATTAGTAGTAACAGGTGGGGTTGGTATCGGTGGTGATACCTATGTTGGTGGTAATTTAGTTGTTACTGGTACTATTACTGGTAGTAATCCAACATCGACCATAGATTTAACACCTGCTAATACATCTGGTGTTCAGAAAGGTATACGATTATATGATGCCGGAACTGGTTCAGGTGAGGGATTATATATTCAATGGGAATCTGCTAGTCGATCAGATGCAGCACAGATTTATGGGGTTGGTGATACAACTGGTGGTGCATTGGTGTTTAAAACGAATACAAGTAATACTGGAACTAGTACAGAACGTATGCGTATCGACAGTTCTGGCAACCTAGGTTTGGGGGTTACTCCGAGTGCTTGGTATAGTGGGTATAAAGCATTTGATGTTTCTGCTTGGGGTAGTGTTGTCGGCGAGTTTGGCACTCAAGGTACGATAACTGTTGTATCAAACGCATACGCAACTTCGGCTGGATACGATAGTTGGGTCTATAAAAACACTGCACCAGCCTCTCGATATAAGCAGTATGACGGTCAACACCAATGGTACACCGCCCCATCCGGCACCGCAGGTAACGCGATAAGTTTTACTCAGGCTATGACGTTGGATGCTAGTGGGAATTTGGGTATTGGTACGAGTTCTCCTATTGCTAAATTAGATATTGCTGGTGATTTGAATGTCGATTATTTTTCTCGAAAAATTGGGTATTTAGCTGGCGACTCTAGTCACCAAGGCTATATTCAGCCTTATGACTCTAATGGGTTTTTAAATCTATATGCCACATTTGGAACTGGTGGGATAAGGCTTTTTACTGGGTCAGGTGGTGGCACAGAACGTATGCGTATCGACAGTTCCGGTAACGTGGGGATTGGTCTTTCTACCCCTGGTGCATTATTTGATGTATACCGTGAAATACGAGTTAGTTATGCCAACAGTAATCAATATCGTATTAGAATAACTGATACTGATGGGAATGGGCGTATTTTAGTTGATGGTGATACGAGTAGTTTAATTTTTGGTACATCATCTGCTGGCACAAACGCGACTGCTACAGAACGCATGCGTATCGACAGTTCTGGCAACCTTGGCTTGGGGGTTATTCCTAGTGCTTGGAATAGTACTTGGAAAGCAATTGAGATAACTTCTGGTGCTGGGTATATCGGTTCTGGTGTAGTAAATGCTATTTCAATTGGGCAGAATAATTATGTAAATGCTGGTGGTAGTTATGTTTATAAAACTACTAATGCAACGACCGTGTATCAACAAACCGCTGGGCAACACCAATGGTATACAGCAGCATCGGGTACTGCAGGAAACGCTATTAGTTTCACCCAAACAATGACACTGGATGCTAGTGGGAATTTAGGGATTGGTACCACCACGCCAGGTGCTAAATTAGAAGTTAATGGAACAGTTAGATTCCCATCAGTAGGAACAAGTGGTATAATTGGATTAGGGGCTAGTGGTGCATTGAGTTCAGTAACAATTGGGTCAGGATTAAGTTTAACAGCTGGGACATTGACTGCATCTGCATCGGTAAGTGTATCAGATGATACGACAACTGTTGCAACATATTATCCTGTATTTTCCACTACAACAAGTGGTGCCCCAACATTAAAAGTATCATCAACAAAATTGCAGTTTATACCAAGTACTGGTACATTATATGCTACAATATTTCAATCATTATCTGATAAATCATTGAAAACCAATGTTGAATCCATTGTAGATCCATATGCCGTATTAGAATTAGAAGGTGTTAAATATGATTGGGTTGATGGAAGTGGTACCCAATACGGTTTTATAGCTCAAGATGTTGAAAAAATTATTCCTGAATTAGTTGGGTTTAATGGCGAATATAAAAGCGTTAATTATAATGGTATTATACCATTCTTAGTTGAAACTGTTAAAAAACAACAATCTGTTATTGATAGTTTAATCGCTCGTATAGAAAAATTGGAGAATAAATAATGTCAGGGTTTAATTCACCTTTAACTGGTGATTTTGACAAATATTTCATGACTACTACCGATCTAATTGATCGGTATGCAACAGGCGGATTATGGACTTGTGGTTATAATAATAATGGACAATTAGGTGATAGTACAACAACCAGTAAATCAAGTCCAATACAAACCATTGCAGGTGGAACTAATTGGAAACAAGTTACATGTGGCTATATGCATACTGCAGCAATCAAAACAGATGGAACATTATGGACTTGGGGTTATAATGCGTTTGGTCAATTAGGTAATAATGCAACAATCAGTAAATCAAGTCCAATACAAACCATTGCAGGTGGAACTAATTGGAAACAAGTTTCCGGCGGTTCCTCTAATATAGCAGCGATTAAAACAGATGGAACATTATGGAATTGGGGATATAATGGTGATGGACGACTAGGTGATAGTACAACAATCAGTAAATCAAGTCCAATACAAACCATTGCAGGTGGTACTAATTGGAAACAAGTTGCGGGTGGCTATTATCATACAGCAGCGATTAAAACAGATGGAACATTATGGACTTGGGGTGATAATTCTTATGGTCAATTAGGTGATAGTACAACAACCAGTAAATCAAGTCCAGTACAAACCATTGCAGGTGGCACTAACTGGAAACAGGTTTCATGCGGTCAGTATCATATAGCAGCAATAAAAACAGATGGTACATTATGGAATTGGGGTAGAAATAATAATGGTCAATTAGGTGATAGTACACCAACCAGTAAATCAAGTCCAATACAAACCATAGTAGGTGGCACTAATTGGAAACAAGTTACATGTGGAGCTTATCATACAGCAGCAATGAAAACTGATGGTACTTTATGGTCGTGGGGATATAATCTTTTTGGAGCATTAGGTAATAATACAACAATCAGTAACTTAAGACCGGTACAGACCATAGCAGGTGGCACTAATTGGAAACAAGTTACATGTGGAGCTTATCATACAGCGGCGATTAAAACAGATGGAACATTATGGTCTTGGGGTAATGGTGGTGATGGCCGACTAGGTGATAGTACTAGTATACCAAAATCTAGTCCAGTACAAACCATTGCAGGTGGTACTAACTGGAAACAAGTTGCATGTGGCTATCGACATACTGTAGCAGTACAATATTCAGATATAGGACAAATTTTATAATGTATTTACTAATAGAAAAAACACACGATGGAATGGATTTCGTTCATCTAGGACCAATGAATTGGAGACCTAGATTTTTTCAATCCTGTTTAAGAGATGATTTAGAAATAGAATTCAATGTTCCGTTATCAAATGATACTAATGAAGCAATTATTATTAACGAAATTGCTAGAATTATTCCAGTTATTGATATTGGATTAACATCAGAATATAATCCAAAAATTCAACGATTAGTTGGACCAAAGTATAATTTCTTTGAAACATATGCAGAACTGTATCATGATGTAGAAGATAAACCAATTGAAGTAGTTAGAGAAGAATTAAAACCGATTGTTGCAGCTAATAGATATCGTTATGAAATATTAGGAATTACTGTTAATATTCAAGATAAAGATATCTCGATATTAACTACACGGGAAGATCGTGGATTATATTTACAAGCATATCAACTAGGTAAAGATGGTATTAATTGGAAATTCGGTAATGAATTCTTAACATTATCTAATGATGATTTAGGAATTATAGTGCAAGATATTGCCAATCATGTACAAAATGCATTCGATTGGGAAGCTAATAAAATACAAGAAATAGATAATACCACATCATTATCGGAATTAAATGAATTAAAATTGGTTTCTGATAATATTTTATGGGAACCGGTTATAATTGAACGCCCAGGAATAATGTAATGTCTAGTAATTTTAACGAGAGTGATGGGTCAGATATAACTTCTAAATTTGTCACTAAAGATTATTTAATTGATGTTTATCCTTATCTAAATGGATTAGGTAATAATATTAAAATGGCTGGTTTGTGGAATTGGGGATATAATAGTGGTGACTTAGGTGATAGTACTAATGTAAGTAAATCAAGTCCAGTACAGACCATTGCCGGTGGAACTAATTGGAAACAAGTATCAAAGGGAAGACAACATATCGCTGCAATAAAAACCGATGGTACGTTATGGTTATGTGGGCTCGGTTCTAATGGTAGTTTAGGTGATAGTACATCCGTTACTAAATCCAGTCCAGTACAGACCATTGCTGGTGGAACTAATTGGAAACAAGTTTCGGGTGGAACTAGTTTCACTGCTGCAATCAAAACCGATGGTACGTTATGGCTATGGGGGACAAATGCAAATGGACAATTAGGTGATAGTACAACAACCAGTAAATCAAGTCCAATACAAACCATAACAGGTGGTACTAATTGGAAACAAGTTGCATGTGGGTCTATATATAGTGCAGCAATAAAAACCGATGGTACTTTATGGGCTTGGGGAAGTAATTTTTACGGCAATTTGGGAAATAGTGATAGATCTACTAAATCAAGTCCAGTACAGACAATTGCCGGTGGTACTGATTGGAAACAAGTTGCATGTGGGTATAGACACTCTGCAGCGATAAAAACCGATGGTACATTATGGTTATCTGGGGGTAATAGTTTTGGTCAATTAGGTGATAGTACAATAGTTAATAAATCGAGTCCGGTACAGACAATTGCAGGTGGTACTAATTGGAAACAAGTTGCGTGTGGATACTATCATACCTCAGCGATAAAAACCGATGGTACATTATGGTCATTTGGAGGTACAACTATGTTTGGGCAAATTGGATGTTTAGGTGATAGTACAACAGATCCTAAATCAAGTCCAGTGCAAACCATTGCAGGTGGTACTAATTGGAAACAAGTAGCATGTGGCGATCTTTTCAGTGTAGCAATAAAAACCGATGGTACTTTATGGAGTTGGGGGAGGGGCGACAGCGGACAATTAGGTGATAATAATACAGTGAGTAAATCCAGTCCGGTTCAAACCATTGCTGGTGGTACTAATTGGAAACAAGCAGCTTGTGGTTCAAGTAGTTCAACAGCGATACAAGAAATGGGGGATGATTTTTGATTAAATTATTACAAGCAGATAATTTTTTCAAAGAAGAAGATATTTCAACTTTAAGAAATGTTGCATATTCTCTACCATTTGTAGAAAAAGAATACGGTGAAGAAATTGATAATTTTAATTTAGTCATACCTGATCTAGATCCAGTATTTTCAAAATTATTAGCAGAAGAAGTAGTAGTTGATGAGGAAAATTCCGGCATATTTAGAAAACCTACTTTTGGTATTCATTTTGAAAGTTTTGAATCATTATCTGATTGGATATTCATAGTAGCATTGGAAAGAACTACATTTAATTTATATCATCACTTAAGCGGTGCCAAGACTGCATTAG